CGCGACAACGACTCCGACGACCGGAAGTTCGTCCTGGCGATCGTCGCCGACGACACGGTCCGCCTCGTCGGCTGGCTCACAGGGGCCGAGGCCAAGAAGCAGGAGTGGCTCCGAGACCCGGACGGCCGCCGACCGGCGTGGTTCGTCCCTCAGTCTTCTCTCCGTCCGATCGAGGAGGTGCTTTGATGGGCTGCATCACGTCTCGAAAAGAATGGCCGCCCCAGCCCAGGAAACGCCCCGTCGTCAGGACGGAGAAGCGTCTCGTCATGGAGGGCGGGAAGTGGGTCAGCAAACTCGTGCAGATCACCGACTACACGATCGACTGGCCGTCGCTTAGGTGCTCGGGGTCGAGCCGGTCGGCAATGGAAGACACCTCCGGATACCAGGAAAATGCAATCCGAAACATGGAAGACTGAGATCGCCGAAATCAACCCCGAGGCCCTCCTGGCCGATGGGTTCGAGGACGCCGCGATCGGATACGTCGTCAATCAGCACCACGCCCAGGTCGTCGTCTACGACTACGAGAAGTGTGTCGGCGTGCTCGTGACTCGCGACGGCATGACTGACGAAGAGGCGAGAGAGTATCTCGGGTTCAACACACTTTCCGCGTATGTTGGAGAGAACGGACCTATTTTTGTTGCGAGGTTTAATCAATGAGTTGGCTGTTCGGCGGCGTGATCGCTGCCATCGACAGGCTCACCGCAGAAACACGGCGACAGACGCAATGGATGCGTCGGCCAAGTGTGAGAGTTTGGCAGACACATAGGAGGGCAAATATGCTCATCTATTCGGTAACCGCTTCGGCTCCGTCCGCAGCGGATGTGGTTGAGAGGCGGTTGACGGTTGAAGTTTCCGGCCAGGACGCGGTGAGCACCACCCACCCGGGCGAGGAGACGAACCTTGGCGAGATCGCGGTCCCCCAGGACTCGACTGCTCGTCTTTCCCTGGTCGACGTTGACGACGCCGGGAACGTGAGTGAACCGGCCGTGTTCGAGTTCACGGCGGTCGACACGATCCCCCCGGCCGCCCCGGGGCAGTTCGGCGTCACGCTGGTTCGAGAAGAGTAATTCAGACGCAGGCGGCGAGGACATCAACTCGCCGCCTGCTTCCCTGTTTGGAGATTTCAAGATGGTGAAGATTGAGAGAAAGGTTTCAGCCCCAAAGAAACCCGAGCCCGTGAAAGTGAAGATCGAGGAGAAAAAAACGGTGAAAATCCGTTGACCGTTTGTATGGATACGGGTACTGTACGGTCCGCATGGATGCTGTAGTTTTCACCGTCGGACGCCTCTCGGACTCAGACGCCTCCGTCATCGCGTCGTCGATGACTCGGCCGGGCTCCGAGTTTCAAGAAGAGGTCAAGTCTCGCGAAGGCAGCACCACGCCGATCGCGATCATTCGCGACGCCGGAGACCCGGTCGTCGCCTGGGCGGCGACTCACGACTGGCGAGGGATGCAGACGCTAGAGGGCTACACGAAGGAGCCGTTCCGCCGTCGTGGCCTCGCCCGTGCTGCCGCCTCGCTGCTCGCGGCCGCCGGACACATTGACTCACAAAGGACAACTGCGGTCTTTGCGCCTTACTGCGTGGAGATCGCTCGGAGCGTTGGCTGCCGTGACGTTCGCCTGTTCGAGCGTCGAGGCGGGGAGTGGTTGGAAAACTCGTAGAAGAAGGGATTCTTCACATGATTGCGTACCTTTTGATGCTCGTGGCCCAGGTGGCCGTTTCGCCGGAGCCGTGCTCGGTCCTGACTCCAGGCGAGAACCAACTCGTCGAGAAGACGAACGAGGCTCGCATCACGAACGGACTCGCTCCGCTTGTGATCGACTGCCGACTGATGGGCTCGGCTCGTCGCCACGCTCGTCGCTTGGCAAGGGAGATGGCTTTCTACCACTCGACCGGAGTGGCGGAGAACATCGCCACGGGCCAGCCGTTTGCGAGCGACGCTGTCGTCGTTTGGCTTCACTCGCCAGGGCACCGAGCCAACATCCTGGGCAGGAACTACAGCCGAATCGGCGTGGCCGGGTTCGTAGCCCCCAACGGCAAGACCTACTGGGTGCAGCAGTTCGCACCGTGACCGTCCCCTCCGGTGGTTCGCCCTCGCCAGCGGCTGGGTAGGCCGTTGGCGGGGGCGGGCCATTCGGGATTTCTCAGAGAGGAAGAAATGATCGGTTGGCTTTTTAGGAGGATTTTCGGTGGACACGACAATTCGGCGGGACGAATTCGAGAAACTCTGGCTGAAGACAACGCCGTCGGAAATGGCGGCGAAGTACGGCATCTCACGGATGGCGATTTACTACCGAGCAAAATCGTTCGGGCTGCCGACGCGAGCGGAGATCGAGGAGAGCCTGGAGAGTCCAACCGCCGAAGAAATCCTGGAGCGAGCCGCCGAGGTGCGAAAAAGGTGGTCCCACGAGGAGGAGCAAAAACGCCTCGTCGGAAACCGGGGGACGGGAAGAAAGTGGACCGCTCCAGAGATCAGGGTCGGTGAAATAGAATCACCTTCGTTTTCGAGGATTTAATGAACAGACTTACTCGCGCCCTCAGTATTCCTGGGTGGATGAGCCCAGGCGAACTGGCTTGGCTGGAGAGCCAAGCAAAGACGGCCGCCCTTGCAATTGAGTTGGGCTCCTGGAGGGGGCGTTCGAGCGTGGCCCTAACGGCCGCCGACTCCCTTGTCTGTGTCGACAAGTTCTTCGATCAAGCCCAGGAGACAGGCACCGGGCAGGACCTTCTTCCGTTTTTTCTGGAGTCGACGCTCCCCTTCCGGGATAAGGTCACGGCAATTCGGGGAGACATCAGTAGCGAAGAGTTCTCAGAGTCTCTCGTGAGCCAGTACGGAGGAAAGGCGGACCTCGTCTTTGTCGACGCCTCGCACGACGAGGCGAGCGTCCGAAGGGACATCGCGCTGGCTCGTCGGCTGGGCAGCCCGTCTGCGGTCATCTGCGGGCACGACTTCTCGCCAGCGTGGCCGGGCGTTATGGCTGCCGTAACGTCCCTCGTTCCTGGATTTTCTGTCGCTGCGGACAGCGTATGGTGGAGAGTAAATGAAACTTTCGATACTGACAGTCACTCGATTTGAAAGACACACGCCTCGATTCCTTCGGCACTTCCGCGCTCTCGCGGACATCCTCGGGGCAGAGTTCGTCGTTGGGTGCGACAGGTGTGAGCCAGCCGAGTGCGGCGCAGACATTTACGTTCCTGTCGAAACACGAGGAATGATCGAGCACGCCCTCATAGAGGCGCACGACGCTTGCTCGGGCGAGTACGTTCTCAGACTCGACGATGACGAGACACTAAGCGCGGCTGCGATCTTCGCCGTGGCAGACTGGTCGCGACTTGATTCTGACGAAAAGGTTTACGCATTCCCGCGAGCGAATCTTTGGGGAGACGAAAAGCACGCAATCGTCTCGGGCTCGTTGTTTCCGGACCTGCAAACAAGGCTGATGCCGCGAGGTAGAGAAAACAGGACTCGCCTTCATCAGGGAATAGACACAAGTTCGACGATCCCTGGGATGATCCTCCATCACAAGTTTCTCGTGAAGACGAGGGAGGAGAGGGAGGAGGTTGCCCGCAGATACGAAGAGATCGACCCCGGCTGCGGGAGCGGGCACTACCTCCAGTTTTCCGTCCCGGAATCGTGCTTCGATATTGAGGTTCAGCCGGTTCTCTCCGGGTGGGTTTCACGAAAATGATCCTCCTCATCCAGTCCTACTCAACCGGCGACAAAACTCGCGACGCTGAGATCGCGAGGTGCAGGAAGGAGAACGAGGGGTCCGGAGTCTTCGACCGGATCGCGACAATCGACGGAGACAAGGAGAGATGGACGCTCGGCGGATTGATGGACGTGTGCCACAAGGAGTTTCCGGGCGAAGTCTGCGTCGTCGCCAACAGCGACATCGTCTTCGACCCCTCGTGCGGACAGGCCGCATCCCTGCTTGAGAAGTGCTCGCTCCTGGCACTGACCCGGTGGGAGTCTCCTAAGTCGCCGTCGATGCTCGGCCACTACGAGAGCGAGAAGTTCTTCAGCGGCACTCAGGATAGTTGGTTCTTTGTTGGCGATTCGATCCCGTCGATCGACATCGAGATTCCGATGGGCCACAGCGGCTGCGACAACGTGCTCGTGGGCTGGGCTGTGGCGAACGGAGTTCGCATCGCGGACCCCGCCCTGTCTCTCAAGACGTTCCACGTCCACGCCGACGAGGGCAGGCCAGAGCGGCCGAGTGTCTACGGGTACTACGGGTATCCCGAGTTAACCACGTCCGATCTTTCTCCGTATGTGCTCTGCCACCAATGCGAAGAGAAGGGATTCAAGCACCTTTGCAAATTCAACTGAGCCTTGCAGAGATTCAGAGACATGACGTCGACCTGATCCTTAAGCCGGACCCAGAGTTCGCGGCCGAGTACGACCGTCGAGTGATGCTCGGCAAGCAGGCGGCCAAGTTTCGTTCAGTAGCGTTCGTCGCCATCTGCCGCAACGCGATGCCGTTCCTGCCATTCACCCTCAAGCGTGTCGAGCAGGCCGGGTCGATGTTCCGCCACGCGTGGACGTTCGTCTACGAGAATGACTCCACGGACGAGACCAAGGATTTTCTCACACACTGGAAGTCGAGCGGCCCCGAGCGTTTCGTCGAGATGCGAAACAACGGGCGACCGCATCTCAACTACACGAAGACCGCCGAGAGGACGCACGCGCTCGCCGAGTACCGCAATCAGTGCCGACTCTGGGTCGCCGAGAAGACGAACGCCGATTACGTCGTGGTCTTCGACGCAGACCCCTGGGGCGGATTCAGTGTCGACGGAATCGCGAACACGATCGGTCACCTCGAAGACTTCCGCGATTATAAAAACGCCTCGTGCTTCGCGAGTTACTCGTGGTGCCAGTGGGGCCCACCGGCCTGGACGCAGCCAACCGTGTGCCACTACGACGCCTGGGCCGCGAGGTGGACGTGGTGGAAAGAACGCCAGGACATGATCTGGTTCCATCTCTGGCACCCGCCCGTCGGCTCGCCTCCGGTCAAGTTCCACAGTGCATTCGGGCAACTAGCCGTCTACAGGGCGAGAAATTACATCGGCGGTCTCTACGAAGGGGGAGATTGCGAGCACGTTTCGTTTCACAAGTCTCTGGGAGGGGACCTCTATATCAACCCGTCATCGCGGGTTGTCTCCTTCTGGATTCCTGAACATGAGCGGCAAGAAGCCGAAGGTCGTCGTATGCACGGCGACTTTCACGAAAATGTGGCTGGCGGGGACGCCGACCAGGATCATCGCCGAAACGCTGAAGATCACGGCTGATCGCTGCGACGTCACCCGAAGAGAGTTAGGCCTGCCTCGCCGGGAGAGTTGGCATGGCGCAAAGACGGGCCACCGCAAGGCCTACGTCCCGAGCGAGTCCGAGATCAAACAGAAATGCCTGGAGTTCCAGGCAGGATGGAGCGACGAGGAGCGAGCGCGGCGGCGAGTGGGATGGAAGCCCGAGCCCGACCCAGTCGTGATCCGGTCGTTCCCGGACGCGATCTTCGAGGTCGATCGTGACGTTTCCACGTTCTTGGAGGACCTCACCGATCGCTGTTAGTCTGGATATGAGTAGGCGATCACACGGAGGTCGATCATGCCAGACGCCAAGAATCTCTCGGTTTGGGAGAAAATCCGCATCATTCAAGAGTGGGCACCTGTCGCAACCTACATCCAGGCGTTCCTGGCCGAGCGTGACACTCACGGCAAGGCCGTGATCGTTGCCGACGCCTGCGAGTGGCTCGCCGGTAAGTCTCAAACCAAGGTCGACGACGAACTCGTGTCGCACCTGACCGCCGTTCTCAAGTCGCCCCAGGGCGAGTCCCTGCTTCGCTGGGTCTCGGCCAAGATCGAGGGCGAGAAGTGATGGACTATGACTTCATTATTCGCGCCGGTGCCGTGGTGGCGGGAGTTGCTCTCCTGGCGGGTCCGCGTCTGGTGGCAGTTGCCAAGACGTTCCGACTTCCCGTCGCCGCAAAAGAAGACGTGATGGCCGACGCCCACACGATCCTGGAGATCGCGAGCCGACTCAAGACCGCCGGAAACCTGAAGGGCGTCGAACTGTGCAAGTCTCTCATCGACACCATCCTGGGGGCGAAGGCGTGAACTTCCGGACCGTCGCGGCAGTCGCTCTTATCGCGGTTGGCCTCCTTGGCCTGCCGTCGCTGCCAGACGTTCAGCCAAGCGTTTCCGTTTCGGAGCCATCAGAAGACATGAAAACCGCAGTCAAGTCGGTCGTGAAGGTCGCCGCGAAGATGAGCCCGATCGACCGGCTCTGGCTACAGAATATCTACGAGAACTTCGCGAAGGTCGTGTCGGCCGACGGCATCGTCGAAGAGCCGACGATCACCTCGACTGACTCGCTGCGGGCTGTCCACGTTGCCGTGCTTAAGTTCATCTGGAGAGGCATGGCGGACAACTCGCCCTCGAAGTACGAGGGGCTCGCCGAGGCGATCGACGATGCGATGAACTCTGCCATCTCGGACGACTCTCGGCCCCTGACGCCCGAGATGCGGACGAAGGCGGCCGAGTTGTGCAAGGCAATTGCCTGGGCAGGGCTCGGAAAGGACCAGTAGCATGGCCGCTGCGTGGAGGCCCGAGGGCTACGTCCCCAATCCGAAGGCCGCCGAGAAGTACGTCTCCAGTCTCAAGTGGCCGACGCTCGCTGAGGCCGGGCCGGAACTCAAGAGCGACGATAAGCGTGACGTCGTCCTCTGGCCCGCGATCATCAAGGTGAAGCCCAACTACTCGCGAGTGGCCCAAGCCATCGGCAGTTGTGTAGGGCATGGGTTCGCCGGATGTATTGATGCTCTGTCCTCGACGGAAATCGTCGTCCACGGCGAGGCCGAAGACTGGCCCGGCCGATGCCTGGAGGCGTCGATTTACAGCCTGTCGAGGGTCGAAGCCAGGGGGCTCACTCGGAACTACGGAGGAGATGGAAGTTACGGAGCCGCAG